GTATCCGTGTACCCCTTGGCCCTTATTCTTCATGGAGGGGTATCACCGCGCCTGTTCTCGAATCCACGCGGTAACGTTTAACGCCGTGATGCTCTTCTTCGTGACATTTCTTACAGAGAAGCTCTAAGTTCTCAAAGTTTAAAGAGATCCTCGGGTCGTTTACGTTGTCCTTGGTCAGTCTCTTCTTGTGGTGTACTTCATCACCTGGAACAATGAGTCCCTTCTTTAAACAACGCTCACAAAGTCCGCGCCGTTTCTTCCTGTAACTGTCACGGCATCTCGCCCACTCCCTTGAGTGATAAAACTGTCTTATGCTTTCGTACATTCTTGGAACAATAAAAGCGCCGTTATCGTTTGGCGCTTCTTTTACAATGTAATATTATCACGTTGTCTACTACACATTCACTACACATTTTTAAAATAGCTCTAACTGTTCGCCCTCATAAAACCTTCGCAATAAGTCGCGAACTTCTTCCATGTTCTTGACGTCTTCGTGTAACACTTTTTGATGGCTTGGCCACTTCTTAACGATTACACGCCAGAAGTCGCTCCAGTCGTAAATCTCGATCATGAACTCGTCGTCTTCCGTCCAGCCGTGAAGACTGTCGGGTTTGTCCTTCCATGCCAGTCTCATGCCCTGCCCTTTGAGGTATTGTCTGAGCCCCTCGTTTCTTTCGAGTGCTCTGGCCTTCCGGTCGTTTATTGCTCTTACGATTTCATCCTCTTTTATTTGCATAGTTTAACAAAGTCCTCCCTGCTTTTCTCCTTGATTTCCTTCCACGTTGATTTTAAGCGGATGTGTAACGGCGTAACCTTTCGCCCGAGTATTTCCTCCAGGTAGTCGTAAAAGTATTTCATATTGTCTCCCGTTAGCATCCGAATGCCGGTGTATGCCATCACGACTGCGCGTTCTTTGTTTGTCATTTCTACCTCCTGAAAAAGCCGTCTAATTGTTCAGTGTTCCGGACCGTTGGCGCGTCGTCGTAACTGATACACTTCCAGGTGCCACCGTCTGCAAAGGTGATTAAATACTCGTAACCTTCCTCGGGTTTGCTTTTGATAAATATGTTGCGGATCTTCGTCGGGTTGAACACGTGCGCGTTGTTGCTGGTGTCCATGATCAGTAAGAATGTCATTTCTCTTCTTCCCCCTTTCTGCTCTCGTTTTCATTCTCCCAATCGTCTAACATGCTTTCTATTGCATATCTAGGTCTACCGTCTTTCATTCTGAAAAAAGATTCGTATTCCCATTCATTCTTATTTTGCCAGTCTTCTATCCACTCAATCGGTATTGCTTTTACTGTTGGAGCGTTGGCAATGTCATGCGCTAATATGTCATAATTCGCATATTCAGGTTGTGTGCCATTATATCTGATTACCTTATCACTTACTCTTTGGATATAGTGTTTTAACTCTAACTTATCTGCATCAATTAATCTCATTTTTCTTTCTCCCATTCCTCTAATAGCCATTCAATAACCGCTTTGCCGTTTGCAACATCTCTAACCTCTTTTTTGAAAGCCTCGATGTACCCAATAGGAATGTAATCTCTGGATGGTCTTAATGGGCAATCACAATAAATGCCATTTGGGTCAACTTGGTCTTCTGACACTTTGCACCTATAAATGAAATGGTCTTCCTTGTATACCAAAGGGCAATCAATACATTTTTTCGGCATTTCAACGATTAAAATTGCTTTCATTTTCTTTCTCCCAATCTTCTAGCATAAATCGTTTACATCTATTCCACTCTAGCCCTTGTTCTCCATAGAATTGGCTAAACCACTTTTTTATCCACTCAACAGGAATTGCTTTTACTGTTGGCACATTATCTATTACATATTCAATCGCTTTTGTGCCGTATCTATTACCAATAAAAGCCCTCTTTACTTTATCAGCATCAATCAATCTCATTTTCTTTAACTCCCTTTAACTTAACTGTGGTATGGTCGGTGAAAGTAACACTACCACTTGTACCTGTGTTTAGAGGTTTTATCTGTACCCCATATTTAGGACACTGTGTCATGAGTATTCTGCATAAACCGCATGGTAATCGGTGAGCGCATACATTACTGTCATAATCATATGGTATGTTAATTGTCATGTTCTTTCTCCCAATCTCTCAACAACCTCTGAACGCCTAGCGCCTCATCTAGGTATAAATGCTCATATAATTCTCTACATTTCTTTTTTATATACTCAATAGGAATCGCTTTAATGTAATCTTCATAAGCCATTCGACCTGCTTCTTGAATTGCGGTTACTATACCCATTGCATAATCTCCACCATCATCGGCAATTATCATTTTATCAAGATTGTCAATTAGTTTATCTGCATCAATCAATCTCATTTTCTTTCTCCCTTATCTCCGTATCCCAATCATCAAGCATACCAATTATGCCAAACATATAATCATAACAACGGTTATCTCGATACCCATTTTCTGCTAAAATCCTTCTCTTTATTACTAACTTCTTAGCGTATTCCTCTATCCATTCAATCGGTATTGCTTTTACTGTTGGTGCACATTGCACATCCCATATACACTGTTTAAGCACCGCTGTCGAAGATATGCCATTAATGCTACTCCGATCCCACATTTTTGGTTCTTCAATAGCGAACTTATCTGCATCAATCAATCTCATTTTCTTCTCTCCTAATAATCAAACATCATAAGCACAAATGATAGAAATAGTAATGTTAAGCCAATAATTGCCAACCATTTACTCACTTGTTCCATGCTCTCTCTCCTTGATATGTTTTTCAAACATCTTCCTTTCTCTCTCGTCTGCCTCTGCACCTACGATTAAACATGCCCAGACCATTAGCACGACCGCTCCGACTAAGACGCCGGTTAAAAATATTATGATCTCCTTCATTTTCTTCTCCTAATTGTGCATATCAATTATTGTCATAAAGGCATTTTCATCTAATGCTGCTTGTTTTGATATATCAAGCCAGTATTCAAATTCTCTGTCAGGGATAAAGTGATTCCCGTCCCACGTTTCCCTTGCTCTTGCTTTACCGTCCATACCAATGAAAGCATAGCACCCAAACGCATCATCGTTCTTGATCTTAGGAACATAAGCACCGTCACATTTTATGCAGCGTTCTCCAACTCGAATATATCCGTAACACTCATGTTCAAATTCGTATCTTTCAAAAAGTCTGGAAATGACTTCTTTTCTGTTTATATTCCTAATATGAATCCCAAAATCGTCTATTGTGCTGACTTCTGCGGTTATCTGACCGCTATATCTGCCACCAATTTGGTACCAATCCCAAGTAAATACTGGTCTTTCAGGTTCTTTCCCTACACCGATATATTCACCTTCATCATCGTAATTACTATAGTATCTATCCTCGTTGTAAGGCATCATCAAATCTTCAATTTCTTCGTTTGTCGGCAATTCTTTTGTAAATACAAGTAATTTATAGTGCATTATTTCAAACCCTCCTTCATTTCCTTAACTTCTCCAGTTCCTCCTTAATTTTCGGGTAATGGTAACGCCACACCCGTTGTTCTGATAAGTAATTCTTTTCCCGTACCTCTCGGACCCGTTCGCTTTTGCTTTTGCCGTCGATTACGATAGCCCGGTACAGTTCGAACTCTGTCCCCTTCATGTTGCGCAGGTTCGCCCGGATCTCTTTCAAAGTTCGGGTAAGCTTGGCCGCTTGGCTTGTCAGCATTTCCAGCTCGTCGTCTAGTGACAGCCCGGTTCTCGGGTCCACTTCCGATATTTTCTCGAGGAAGATGCTCATTCCGTCAACGGTCCAGTTCTTACCGCTTCCGACCTTGTCGTATGTCGGGCTTTTCACTCCGAGGTATCTGGTGTAAAGGACCAGGCGCCTGTCTTGTAAGACGCCCAGTCGCTCTTGGATGCTCCTTAAATCGAGGAGCGTGTTTGTATAAGTCCTCAATATCATGGCTCCCCCTTTTTCCGGGTTGCTCATATTTCCTCAATTAGTGCCAGCAGTTCTCTGGCGTCCTGTGTTGCTCTGAATTGCCCCCGCAGGAACTCTTCGCTTTGTATTTCGTTAATAGCGGCCAAAATAATCTTTTGGCGGTTTATCCAGTCGCTTTGTGCCTTATTATAGGCGTCGTGGTAAACGTCGCTTAGAATGGCTGATTTTTCGTCGTAGCGCGTCGTCGTTCTTCCGAGTTCGTGGCCTAAGTCGTCGAATAGAACTGCCATGTCGTAAGCCTTCCCGTTCTTCTGAAGGTAAACCGTGAAGTCTGCCTGCCTTCCGTCCACTTCTACCGTGAAATTATTCAGCCAGGCTTTCCTCATTCTCTTTCCTCCAGTCTTCTATCAGTTTGAGAAGCGGTTCGACGTCTTCGTTCCAGTCGTTGTATTCCGCGATTTTCTTTTCTATGAACTCGACCGGGATGGCGTCGGCTGCTTTCCCTTGCAATATATCCACTTCCATGGGTAAATGTTTCATTAGCCAGTTTCTGTTGTAACAAACATAATCTCCATAAACTATCTTACAAAAAGGCTTATCTAAGGGAATTGCTTTTACTGTTGGCTGACTCTTTATCTCGTCTAACAAGCAATACCAGATACCGTTTGGCACGTGTCCATCGCTAAGGTCTTTAAAGCGAATCTTGTCGGCATCAATTAGTCTCATTTTCTTTCCCCCTTTTTTAATCGAATCTGCTCGACTGTTTCTCCCAGTACTCTTGCTCTTCCATGTACTTTCTAAAGTCTTCGTCATTTTCCATCAACCACTTTTTTACTAATGCAGTATACTGAGACTTGCCTATGTCGTGTGGCTGGTGTCTCATTAATTCGACAAGCGCTTGCCATGGTATGGCGTTCACTGTTGGCTGGCTTCTTATCTCGTCTTGGAATGCGCCCTCTTCGTATGGGTCGGCGCTTACTTCCCCTATCTTATCCGCATCAATTAGTCGCATTTTTTCTCCTCCACGGTAACGTTGATGCCTGACTTTGTTATTGATATTTTGGCTTCCTTTTCCTGCTCTTCTTTGTCTTCTTCAAGCTTGTTGATTATTGCCTGGCGCTCTTTTACCATCCTTACAACTTCCTTGATGTTTTCGGTGATTTCGTCAACGCTCTTATCCTGAACTAAAGCGGCGATTTTAACGTTGTAGTATTCCAGGAGCATTTCCAGCGCGTCACGATCAACGTAAATATGAATTACTCCCGTCTCGTCAAAGTTTTCCCAGTCGTAAATATAAGTTTTCATTTTCTCTCCTCATTTCTTTTCTTCGCTATTGCGTAAACGTAAGCCAGCGACGGCTTATTATAAATTACTGCTTCCCTTATTCCGTGGATGATGTCCTTTTCCTCGTAGTTGTCGACCATGTTTCGCAGGTCGATTTCTTCTTCCTGGAATAGTTCTCTTTTCAGCAGTTCGGTTTCTATGAGCTCCTTTACTTCCTCATAGATTTTTTTATTTTCCTTTTTACGTAAGAAGGAATATTCTTCTTTCTTCTCTCTTCTATCTTCTTTCTCCTTTCTTCTTTCTTCTTCTAGAGCGTCATTTGTGACGTCACGTGACGCGTCACGCATCCGTAACGCTTTTCTCTGTCGATATTTGATGTTGCGTAAGCGGTTCTGCTCCCTCAGTCTTTCGAGGTCTTCCTGGTTCTGATACTTGGCCCAGTTAGCGATATAGATTATGTCGTCTTGGACTTCTATCATTCCCATATTGTTGAAAGTTGACAGCGCCAGCTGAACGGTCGCCAGTGGTTCCTGGAGGAAGTTCCGGAGCATCTGGTCCGTGTACGGGATTTCCTCCGTGAGATATATTCTCCCGTTGTCGTTGATGGTTCCGGCTAAGCATAGCAGCTGGAGCCATATTACGAGAAGGCTGTCGCCCTCAGGGAGCGCGCGGATTTGTTTCACCTTCCTATTGTCGAAAACCCCGACGTCTAACTTTATCCATTTAACTTCTGTCATTTACATCTTTCTTTCTGCGATAACACACAGCAACTGGTCTAGCCAGTAAATCACCTGCTTGTTTTCTTCGTCGCCTTCCATGGTCTTAATCAGGGCGTCGATATAGCCCTCAATATAAGCGATGAGTTCTTCCCCTTCCATGATTATTTCTCCTTCCTCAGAATGTAGCGCCGGAACGTGCACGGTCTGCCGTTGACGGTGGTCTGTTCGTCGATAGTGTCGACCGGCACGCCTTTTGCTCTTAAACGATAGATGCGGTCGCTCAGCCTTGTTATCTTGTAAGCGCTGAACGCTTCCATGCTTGTAATGCTTCCGTGTTTCAGTAAGTGCTCATACACCATGCTCTCCTGTGTCATAGTTCCTCCTCAATTTTTTTAACTGTTTGAATGATCGTGACGAACGCGTCCCATAAGTCCTCTTTCAGTTCGTCCCTGCGTGCTTTTCTCTCTTCCTCTATTCTCCGATACTCTTCCTCTTCCTCCTTCTGGCGTTCCTTGTTTATTACCAGCCAGGCGCCCGGAAAAGTCTTAATGTAAAACGGAACGAGCGCTTTTTCTTCAATGTATGTAAGCCTTGTCTTTTGGTTTTCCGTTGGGTTTTCGCTCCAGTCGACCACGCTGTTTTTCTTTTTCTGCGGTCTCTGATACTTCCACTTAAAGACGTTTGGGAACCATTTCTCCCGGTCTAGTCTTAGGATGGCGCAGGCTACATATACAACCTCAGCGCTTCCGCTTCCGTGTGATAAGTTCTTTAGTTGTGCCCGGAACGCTTTCGAGACCTTGCTTCTGCTTTTGAATAAGTCCTCCGGATCCTTATAGCCTTGACGCTGTAATTCCCGAATGATCGCTCTTCCGACTTCTCGTTTTTCTCCTGATGTTTCCATTTATTCCTCCAGATAGTTTCTTTTAAATTCCTTCATGAAGAGGTCGTGACTGTATAGTTCCTCGAACCTCTTCTGACCTATTGCTTTTAACTTCTTCCACCGTGCCTGTCCTTCCGGTGTCGTGTGGACTCCGTGGTTGCCGACGTGATGATCTGCGCAAAGGTAAACCCAGAGCCCGTATTTTTCCGACTTGTTTCGAAAGCCGCCGGGGTATAAATGATGACGGTGGAGGTTCTGCGTTGTGTAACACAAACAGCAATATTTCCCGTCTTGTAAAATGCTTTTAGCCATTGTTCCACTCTCTGTTAAGCTGTTCTGATAAGAGCTTGATTTGTAACTTCTGAACGTTGACCCGCTCCAGGGTTGCCTTGTAAAGTGCTTCGGTCATTATCTCCCGAGACTTGGCAGCCGCGACTTGTTTGTCCCCTCGCGCTATGATTTGAAGGTTGGTGACGGGTCTTCCCTCGTCTTCCAGTTTCAGGACCTTTTCCGCCAGCATTATGCGGTAGTCGCTTTGTGCTTTGGCGTAGTCCCTGGCAACCTTCGGAATGTTCCTGAGCGTCTGGTCTAACTTCCGGGAACGCGTCAGTATATCGTTATAAAGGTCCATCAGAACGGGAGGTCCTCCTCGTCAGCTTCGAACATGTTGTCCGCATCCATCCAGTTCTCCTCTTCCTGGACTGGTTTTGGGGCGCTCTGGGCGTTGTTCTGTGCTTTTGCTTCCAGTTCTACACGGTCGCATAAAACGTCTGTCGCGGTCCTCTTTTGGCCGTTCTGTTCGTACTGTCTGACCTCAAGGCTTCCTTCAATTCCGACCTTGTCTCCCTTGTTGCAATAGTTAGCCAGGAAGTCGGCCTTGTTACTGAAAGCAGTACAACGAATGAAGTTCGTTCCTTTTTCTCCGTTGCTGAATTTGTCGACGGCAACCGTGAAGTTAACAACGGTCGTGCCGTTTGCTGTTGATTTCTTTTCCGGCTTTTCTGTGAGCCTGCCTGTTAAAATTACTTTGTTCATTTTTTACCCTTTCTATCCTTCGCCTTCATGAGCGTTAAAATCTTGTCAATTCTCTGTTCGTTGATTACCTGGTCGAGCTGATCAAGCGCCCGTATCTTGTATTTATCCAGGAACGCCTGGAGTCCTTCCGGGTGTCTGTAAAAGAAGTCGTCAATAAATCTTCTATATGTCCCCATTGTCATTTCCTCGTTTTTGAAGGTCTCCTCTGTCCGGTCGATAGCGTGGCGCATTTCGTCACCGCTTGCGACGGCGTTGTCGATACCTATTCCGACCATAGCCAGCGCGCGTCCGATCCGTGATGTTTCGGCGTTCTCAACGTATGATAATTTGTTAATCTGCGAGCCGTTCTTTTCCTCGTAAGCGTGGCCCGTTCCCAGTAAGTTCTGGCCGTCGTAAACCTCAGCTTTAACCAGAACGCTTCCGGTCTGCATGTCGATTATTTTTGTTTGAATGCTTCCGTTCGGATATAGCATCCTGAAGCCTTTTATTCTTTCGTGAACCTGGACGTAATTCTTCCCTTTTATTTTGATTTTTGCCAGGCTCTCATTAATTTTCTTGAGTTCCTCAAAGTTCATTCTTCTTCCTCCTCTTCCTGCGCTATTTCGTACCAGGCGCGCATCTGTTTTTCGAACTCGTCTTTTGCATCCGGGCTGTCGTCGTATTGTCTGAACTCGTCCCACCAGCTTTCAGTCAGCCAGTCGAGGTCTTCTTCCGTTGCGAAGATTTCCGTTATCGGTCGTTTGTCTTCTCTGATCTTCGCGAATATGAAGTCCCCGGGTGTGTAATACCAAGCCATTACTGAGCGCCGCCTGTCATGATGTACAGCAATAACGCGAACGTGAACGGGTAAAGTAAGACGGCCACGGCTGCTATGCCTAAAAGTAAAGTGATCATTTCCTTGAATAGTTCTTTTGTCCTCATATTTTCTCCTCCAGTCCTGCCATTTGGCATATTCTAAGCCTTAAAAAAATCTGAAATGTTGCAAAGATACAGGTCGGCCAGGTTCCGGAAAATATAAGCCTTTGTTCTTCCTGGATCCTGTTCCCATTTAATGATATTCTGTCTTGAAGTTTTCAGGGCATCCGCCACGTTTTGCTGTGTCATGCCTGCTTTCTCCCTTAAAAATATCATGTTTCTGCGTACTATTCGAGCGTCGAACTTTTCCATTTGCTCCTCCTTTCCTTTTATGCCGTTTGGCATATTTCGATTATATCTTATAGTTTCGGTTCACAAATGTCAACAAAAAATATGCATTTGTCATAATTTTTGCAACATTTATGTTATAATCGGGGTGGAGTTTTAAGCGGGTTTTCGTGATTTGCTGATTTTAAAAAATGCCAAGTTTTCGAAAAAAGTGTATGTAAAGTGTATGTGAAACCAGAAGAAAACGGCCCTTTTATTGACCGCTTTCCACTGAGGTTTGTAAATGAACTTTCAAAAAAACAGGTTTGAGGAATAAAGCAACCTTCACCTATATTTTACCACGAAAAAAAAGGGGTCTTTCAACCCCTCTTTCACTTTTATTTTGTAGCAATATCGTTGATGGCGTTCTGAAGGTCGCGCCTGCTTACCTTTAAAGCATCCACGCCGTTCCCGTCGATCATGTGGTTTGTTATCGCCTGGAGCCCGGTCAGTAAAGCCTTGTCGATTTCTGACTGTTTGTCTGCCCTCTCCTTTAACTCCTTAATGTCTCGGTCGTGTTCCTTGATCTTGTCGAGTGGCGTGTTTATTAACTTAATAAGCGCTATGATGGCAGCCACGCCTGAAGCCAGGGAAACAACCGTTGTAAATTCTGCCGGCATGATTAAACTTCTTTCTCGTAGTAGCCCGTTGTCTGTTTGATTAACTGATCAATGCCAGTGGCTCCGAGTCCGGATGCCAGCCCGCCGAGGAAAATGGCGAAGCTGAACCCTGCGTTGGCCCATGCGTTAAGAGCTACGCCTAAAAGCCCAGATAATAGCGGGAGATACTTTTTGAACTTCTCACCGATTAACGGCTTGATCATTAAAACTAAAAGATAAACGCCTGCGCTGATGGCTGGCACGATGTATTCCTTAAAATCCATAATTCCCTCCTTAACCGATTATCTGTTTAATGTTTGTCAGTTTAGCCTGAGCCTTGACGAGCTTGTCTTCGGCTTCTTCTCTCTTCTGCTTCTCTTCTTCGTAAAGTTTCTTATAGTCCGTAATAGGGAGATTTTCTCCGCTCATAACTGCAACATAGAACTTGTAACCGTCAATTTCATCAATAAGCGCCCAGTTGTAGCCGTCGGCACTTGACCAAGCCTTAACGTTGTAAATTCCACGTTTGCAATATAAGTCATAAGGCTTGCCTTTGAGGTTGGGTAAATCTCTCAGGCGTCTAGTGTCTGATTTAATCTCTACCTGGTGAACGCTTTCGTTCCTTTTTACTGGTGTTGGATACTTCATTTCGTTTAACTCCTTCTTCCACCGTGTGGATATAAAATCTGTATTATATTTTTTTGAGTAGTACATAAACGGCTTAGGGTCTATGCAATTTGCGAGCATAGTGTTCCACGTATAAACCGTATTAAAAGGCACTATCTTCGTTAAGTAAATGTGAAGATGTGCCCCGTTGCTCTGTCCCGTATTGCCACGTGTGGCGTTCCCCATCTGCTTTCCTAAGGTTACGGTATCGCCTTTTTTAACTGTTGGAAAAGCGTCAAGGTGGATATATCCAGTCCACCTTTTTCCATTGGTGTACGGATGTTCTACGACTATGAAGTTGCCCACTTCTGAGCCGTAACCTTTATCGACTACAATGCCATCTTGCCACGCTAGAACTGGACAGTGGATGTACTTGTACTCACTCCATCCAATGTCAAGCCCCTTATGTGATGGCCAGTTAAACTCTTTTGTAATTCCCCGTGCGTCTGTTAAAGGTATGACGCCGATTTCGTTTCCGTAAAATGCCATATAATCACTCCTTTATGCTGTTCTTTTCCACATATAAACTACAAAGTAAGGTGGCAAGTTGTTATGCGAAGCGTCACCGCCCGTTACGCCAATACCACTACTAGCAGTTGTCATTGCTGACGCAGAACCTTTGTTGCCAAAGTTATATCCAAAGGATAAACTTCCAGATGAATTATAATAGTAAATGCTATGCGTGTGGCTTGGCATTTCTGCAACACTTAAAGTGTGCCTTGATTCACCACCAGTTGAGCCTACCTGTTCATTATATTTGGTACTACCGTTATACGTTAAATCACTTCCATAGTAAGTGTTAGAGTTGTCATCAGGCGTTCCAGTACCTAGCAAAAATCTACCTTTTATCTGTTCCCACGTTCCACCGAATAGTGTGGCGGGTGAGGTTGAATTTACGCTCATATAAATTGAGCCGACTGGGTAAACCATATCAACTAAGCCGTTGATAGTGCCGTAAAAAGTCACGTTGTTATTTGTGTCTATGGTAAATGCGTTCTTTCCGCCTCCAGTTCCGTGAGCGTCTAACCATAAGCCTCTGTTTCCCGTACTACTCGGTTGAGAGTATAAAGCCATTTGTCCTGCGCCACCATAGACTACTACACGCCTTTCAGTCGTATTATTTGCTAATGTGTCATCACCTGCATAAATACTGCCATTCTTGCTCCATATATAACCATTTGTAGTTATTACGTTGCCGTTTATGTCCATAGGCAAAGCACTCTTTACTTTGCTCCGCTCTGCCGTTGTGCCAAATCCCACTCCTACTGTGCCTTGTCCGTTATCGTATAGGTCTAAAGGATATAAAGCGGGTGCCACGCTGACGATAGCCGTTGATGATGTCATCTTGTCCCTTACTGTTAAGGTAAAAGTAGCACTTTGGCTATCTGCTAAGGCTATGTGTTGCCCATTGGTTGCCGTGCCTGATATTGAACCGCTATAAGTACACGTTGTACTCTGTATAGAGTTTTGGTTGTTGACTGAACTTCTAACCGCTCCGCTGAAAGTTACATATACATAAACGCCCGCTCCATCTTCGGTGGTACTTGTTGAGTTTGCTACTCTGTACGCTGATAAGGTGGCGGTTGGTGGTTGGTAGCCGTAAACGGTAATACTTTTGCTGACGTTGTCGCTTCTGAGCCCTCGGCTGTCTACCGTATAGGCGGTAATTGTCAACGTGTAGTTGTTCGCGCTTCCTGGTATGGTCGTTGAGGTGACCGTTCCGCTGGATGCGGTGCTGGAGGATGCCGTCAAGCTTCCGGTTGATATTGTGAAATAGGTCGTCCCGTTGCTGGCTCCGGATCCTGCCGTCGCGCTCCAGGTGGCCTTTACTGTTGAATAGCCGGCCACGGCGTAACCGCTGATCGGTGAGGTGTTAATTGCAATATTGCCGAGTGATACGCTCGGTTTAATCGTGACCGTGAGCGTTGCGCTGGCTGACTTCGTTCCGACGTAGTTCGCGTAGTTGCTGTCGCTGTAAGTTGCGACTTCTATCGTGAAAGTTGCGTTTTTGTCGCTCGGCATCCGACTTAAAAGGTTAGAGTTGGAAACGGTGACCGTGCTTGAGGTTGTTGATATAAGCCCCTTGTTATTCCATCCGCTCCAGGAACCGCTTCCGACCTTCCACCTCCATCTGTGGTAAAAGTTAGCCCTTGAGGTGATAGTGGCGGAAAGCGAGCCGGTCGTGTTTGCAACGGTATAGTTTGAAACCGCCACGTCGCTTGCTCTCGGGATGGTGTTCAGAGTGAAGGTCTCGCTGATCGTAGCGGACCCGACTAAACTAGCGCCGGAGAAATTAAAAGAAACGGTAATGCTTTTAGTTCCGTCGTTGTTGTGGGAAATATAACCGCTTGTCCGGTATCCACTATCAGAGCCGATACAATACCACTTTTTAGCGCTTGAGAAATCATACTGAATGCTTCCGGAAGTTGAAGCGCCGTTAATTGTAACGGTGTAACTTCCCGTGCCCCATGAACTGGTGGAGCTGGCGCCTTCCAGGTATGCTTTATAACGGACCTTGCTCCTGTTGTTAGCAGTGTCCTGGTCTACATTTTCAACGATTAAATATATCCAGTAATTTGTCCCTGTGCTTGTATATGCCCAGTAACTAGCCATTTAATCTACCTCCTAACTGTGACGCGTGAATGTCAGATGTGAACCACTCGCGCGTGTAAATATTCTCCATCTGTTCCCAGAGTTGCTGGCGTCTCCTATTGACAATGAGTTACCGCCTAAGCTGTCGTTGGCGTCTATCCAGGCGAGCTTCTTGTTGTCCTGCTGAGTGTCGACGAAGTCGAGGGAGTCGTTGTCGAATATGCCCTCAATTCTGTTGCCCTGTTTTCCGATGCTGATGCCGTTTCCGTCAAGTCTGATCATAGTGTTAACAAGGTTCTCAACGTCGCCGACTTCGTTCGTGATGGTGTTCGTGAACTCAGCCGTTAACTCTGTCGAAGTCTGGCTTATTCTTGAGTCGGTCTCCGTCTTGGTGTAAACGTCGTTGTTGAGTTTTGTTTCAACGTTGGAAACGGTGGACCCTATTCCTTCAACGGTGACCCGAAGTTCTGAGACCTGGGTGGCTGCGCCTTCTGCCGTTTCCTGAACTGCTCCGACTGTGGTTCTTACTTCTCCGAGTTCTCGGTCTATTGTTTGAGTGACTGAGACGAGTTTCTTCCCGGTCTGTACCAGAGAATTAATGTCGCCCTGTGCCGTCCGGATGGTTTTCCGGATGTCACTCTTTACGTCTCCGACTTCTATCTCGTCGTAGCGTTCCTTTAATACGTTCCAGACGGTCTTCACGACCTTACTCTTAAAAATTACGTCTAAAGGCTCATAGTAAACCGTTACCGTGTCACATAAACGGATCTCTTCCGGAATTGCTTCCTCTCCCGTATTGTTGATAAAAGAAAGCGTGATATTCACGCTCGGTTTGTTGTTGTTGGTGCCGGTGATGTACTCAAGCCCGGCGTTGTTTATCATTGTTGCTGTCGGTGTTTCTTCCCACTGGTCTGATAAGTCCAGAATGACGACTCTTTCGCTGTCGTAGTCTGTATGATCCGGGCTGTACTGAATATCACCGTAAAGGACCACGGTTCCGTCGTCGTTGCTCCAGTAAGGCAGGACGCCTGTTATGAAGTCGTCGGTTTCCTTGACGTGTTCGAACTCGGTTATATTCTTTTTGTATCTTAACTGAGTGCCGCGGTCTGTCCCTCGGTGCATTAAAAAGTTTATTGTGTAGTTATCCCATAGAAACTCTCCCGCTCCCCCTCCTGCGAAGGTGTCGAGAAGGCTCCCCTCGGTTCCACCAAGGCACGCACGGAGACTTTTCGGGATGCTCTGATTATATGTGCTTGTTTCGTTCGTAAAGTCGCTGTAAAGCGTGAACGGGTTCGTGGTTAAAGCGTTGTCGTTTAGTCCCTGGAGTGTCTCTGTTATGCCATTAGCAATAAACGGCCTTACTGGGACGTAAGACGCGCGATAACCGATATGGTTCGCGTGGATCGTGACGCGCTGGTTTATCGGTTTTGATATTCTGTCGATTTCGAATGCCTGACGTGTTCCGTCGCTGACCTTTACCACAATAAGCGCGCCCGTCTGTATTTCCGAGAAGTTCGGCGTTGTCGTTGTGACGGTCATTTCCAACTCATACGCGCCGTTTCTCTCTTCCGGGACTTTACATTCGAGCGTTTCGGTTAAAGCTCCCACGCCGTTCGTGTTGAAGTTTGTGGCGTTGCCTTTGAATAAAATCGGCGTCATAACTTCCACCACCTCGGAGTGATGTCAACGCGGGTCACGTCTCCGCTGTATGTGATTAAGTTATCCCCTGCCAGTAAAACCGGGAAAACCGGAACCTCGACGTCGTTGTTTCTGTTTGTTGTTCCCTCGTAACACTGGAGCGCTTCGCAGTCGACGTCAACGTATGAGGTCGAGTTCAGAACGTTTATCTCCACGTCGTTAACAATAACCGTGCCCGTGCCATAGATCCTGATTAAAGGGTTGGCCGGTTGGAGCGTTGGGTTCGTCAATGTGTAAGTTGATGATGGCAGCCTTGTCGCTGTCTGTCCTGAAAGTAAGAACCTTTGAGGATGGCAGTCGAACTCAACCGGTGCCGTTCCGTATCTGTAAAGCATTGAGGTTGTGAAGTCTATCTGGTTATAGTAAGAAGCCAGACGGAAGCTGTCGGCATTGTAAGTGTCATCAAGTCGTGAGTAACCTCTGGAACTTAAAAGCCAGTTTGCTATGTCCTGCGCTTTTGCTGTGAAGTTCTCCGTCACGCTTACGTCGTAGCGAACGATATAATTGTTAAAGCCGCCGAGTTCAATGTTGATGTCCCCGTTTCTTCCTGGAACGGAAACCTTCTCAACCTTTCGACTCGGTGCTCCATAGATGGAAACGCCCGAGACTATCAGTCCGAAGTCCCGGGTGCTTTTGCCGTTAAATGTAAAATGGTTCATTATTTCCACGTCCTTCCCTGAGCCTGCACGGCCAGCTGTAACTGGTTCATAACTGCTTTTGCTGTTGCTTCTGGGTTGTTGGCTTCATTAATTACGATATTATAAGTTGACCCGCTTCCTGCGAGTAAATTTTTAAGTTTGTTTTCGCCCATGATGATTTCACGGCCACGTTCTCCGCCTGCCATAAACTGGCCCTTGTTATTCATTCCGAAAATGGTCGCGCCGTCCAGAACCATGCCGTCGTAGCCTTTCCGGTACCAGTCTATCCCAATGGAAGGCACCTGCCCTTTAAGAAGGTCAGAGATGCGCCAGCCACGTGGTGAAATGTACGGATGCGGTAAAACTATCCTTGGCAGTTCGATTTTTGTAGTAAATAACGCCTTGACCCAGTCAATGGCGGTCTTTATCTTGTCTATGATCTGGCCGACTATGTCAATTAACCACTTGACGGCTTTTCCTATTTTCTCGACTGTCTCGCCGATTATCCGCCCCACCTTCTGCCAGTCGACGGAAGACGCCCATTTTATAAACTTGTCGGTGATGTCTGCAACGACTGGAGCCAGAGCGACGGCTATCTGATTTTTAGCGGCGTCCATGGTGTTCTTGACCATCTGAATGTTGTCGTCAATTCCACCGAGCGCGCCGAGGGTCTCGTTGTCCAGAACGTAGCCCATGTCGTGGGCCTGTTGTCTGTACTGGTCGAGTGCTTCGGATCCTGCGTCAATTAATGGGTTTAAGTCCTTGGCGCTTCTGCCGAATAAGTCCATTGATAACGCGTCGCGTTCGGTTTGGTTCTCGACCTCTCCTAATTTGTCGACGGCTTCCAGGAACACGTCGTTCGCGTCTCTGAGCGTTCCGTCGCTGTTGGTGACTTCTATTCCGAGACGGCTGAAAGCGTCGGCTGCTGAGCCGGTTCCGCCTTTAGCGCTGTCCATGTTGTTCGTTAACTTGGTCAATGATCCGGTGATGGTTGAAACGTCGGTGTCGACCAGTTCGCTCATGTATGCGTATTCCTGGAGCGCGTCTGTTGATAAGCCCGTCACGCTGGACTGAGTTAAAAGGTTATCGGCGAGTTTTACGGTGTCACCGATTAAAGAGTCATAAGCGCCAGTAATTGCGCTCAGGCCTTTCTTGGCTAACTCGAGCCCCTGATTTAAACCGGTGAAGACTTTCGCCAGGTCTACCTTTGAACCCTTCTTCCCGGCTTCCTCGATTTCGTTCCCGAGCTTGTCGGCGGAACTTGTCGCGTTTTCCTGCGCTCTGTTTGCTTCGTCGAGCTGTCCCTTATATCCGTTTAACTGGATGGTGGTCCGCTCGATTTCACGTTTTAATGCTTTTTGCTGTTCGGTCAGCTCTCCGCCTTCTCCTGTTGGAAGTGCTTCGAGCATCCTTTTTTCTTCCTCTAATTTTTGAGCCGTTAGAGTGATGGCTTCTTCGAGGTAACTCTGTTTTTGGCCGAGCAATTCCACGTTTGAAGGGTCAAGCTTTAACAGTTTATTGACGTCTTTCAAGTTCTTATCGACGCCACTTAACTGCTTGCTGACTTCGTTAAACGCTTCCGTTAATTGTGTATAATCGGCGCCCAGTTCAATGGTGATACCTCTTATTTTCTTGTTGGCCATTGTTCCTCCTTAAAATTTATCAAAGTCCGCCTGCGTTGCTATTTCCGGATATTCCAGCGTGTCGTTGTCTGCTTCAACGAAAAGGTCGAGAATCATGCCATAGTTCATGCTCTCCAGGTCCTCGTCGTGAAGTCCTAATTGCAAACAGCGCAACAAATAAACGGCGGTGTTGTATTCTCTTTTAATTTCTCGGTGTTCCTTGTTAGGGGGTTGAGGTTGTTTCCTCTGAACCGCCCCAGACGCTCAAAATAGCCCCCATGGAGCCGATTATATCGAACGGGCCGAACTGGTCGAGCCATTCCTCAAGGCTTCCCGTGTGGTCCGCGTGGGCTTGGTATGCCATAACATACCCTAAGCGCTCCAGAACGCCGGTGTCAGTTTCTTCTGACAATTCGAAGCCCCCGCTTTCTGTCTGTGTAAGACTCGTGCGGAACTTCTTCAAGTCTGTGAAGAACTCTTTTTTAAATATTTCTCTGTAAAGCTTCGGCGTGTTGCCTGATGCTTTCATCTGTACTTCTATTTTTCCGATTTGGATTACTTCTATCACGTTAGGTCTCCTTTACTACGAAAATAAAGGAAGGGTTTCCCCTTCCTCTTATAAAGTTGGCACGTATACAGCCGTGTTCCAGGCTTCGTACTGTGTAGTCTGTGAAGCAGGGCATGACCACTTAACCTTATGGTCTGACAGTCTTCCTCCTGCTGTAATAGGGATAGCAATTTCGCCCGGTGCGATAGTTGTGTCGCGTGTCTCTGAACTGATGTCATGACGTCCAGCTACACAACGATACATTACGTGGCGGGTGGCTGCTTCGTCGTCTTCGAACTGGAAGAGAAGAGCGAACGGTTTTGGCTGGTCTGTTAATGACTCACCGATTAAACCGTTGGTGTCTGTCTGTTCCCCATAGACGTCTTTTCTAAAGTCGTCGCTCAGGGTTGCCAGAGTCAGGGTGCCTTCGTAACCGTTGTTTAAACTGTTGCGCCAGTAGTCAGGGTTATTATCTGCCGGAAAATTAACGTTTTCTGTCTGTGCTGTTAATGAGATACTACGTGCGCCGATTAAACGCTTAGGGGTTGCGTAAGTTTCGGTGTATTCTCCGCCGGTGCCCATTGTCTCAGTAACTACGGCGTAATAAACGTTGGTAATTCCGTAAAAAATCTTAGGCATTTATTATGACCTCCGTTTCATAAATTGTCTGATACATTCTTTCCGAGTCGATATACTCGGTCTCTTTTGAATATGGAAAAGGCAGGAGCCGTTCGACGGCGTCCTCAATGTCAAAGTCTTTGTCTTCCGTGTATAACTCAATTCTCAGCGTCGCGACTTTTTTGTAGTTCATATTATCCGCGATCACGTCGTTACGGTTCGGGAAATAGTAAACCACGTAAGGAAGCGCTGGCGCCTGGTCTGTCGGGAACTGGTAATAAGCCCACGGTAAACCGAAGGACCGGATTAAATCTGCGATTTGCTGTCTTGTCATAGTTTCTCCTCCACTTCCTTGATTAATAGATCCTGCGCGTACTCTTCGACGGCGTCAATGTGCCCGTCGCCTTTATGTCTTCGACCGTTCCTCATTGTCCATCCATCATTCAGGATGTGGGTCAGACGTGGCTTGTTACGGTTATAAACTGTAACCTCGACGCCCTTCCAGGTTTCCTCGACTCCGGTAACTGTCCAGCCTTTTCTGTATCTCCCAGTCAGTAAAGGGCCGGAACTTCTGAGCCTTTGGTTTGTCTTTTTGGAACTGTCGTCAACGGCTTCTTTCACACTCTCGCGTATTTCGTCGCCGTACTCTTTCAGGATCTCCGCGAGTTGCTGTTTAACGTCTTTCATATTCCCTTTTTGACTTCCGTGTAAAGGTCAATGATTTCGTTTCTGTCGACGTACGTCCTATAAATTGCATACACGGTGTCCTCATAGCGCAGGGTGGCTTCTCCTTGATAGTCAGGCGCGAACATTCTGAAACGGAGCGCAGGGTTCAGTCCTGCTCTTCCGCCTTCGTACCATTCCGACTGGCTGATGCTTGTCACGTCCGCGAAGACTTGGCGCTCTGTGGTGGCGTCTTCCCATATTCCTAAAGAGTTTTTAACTTTGTTGTTGGCAATGAGATAAACGACCACGCTTCTGTCCATTAGTCAACCCCCCAGGAGGTGTAACCGGTAGCCATTGAAAGCTGAGCCTTCTGTTCGTCATAACTGCGTTTTAATCTGTCGTAATTTTCAGGGTTTCCGAAGTTCATTTTTACGTAAGTTATAACGGCGGTTAACACTATGTCGTCCAGCGTCTCGGGGACTACAACGCCGGCAATTCCGAGGTCCTGCTGGCCTGCCTTGATCAGTCGCGTTAATTCGTCGTTGAACGCGTCGGTCGTTATCCTGAGCGCCAGCTTTGTGGCTGTTAACAATGTGTCCATAATCTCACTCCTTTAAAAAGGCCCGGAAGCCCGGGCCGTTGTCTGTTTTTCTTACTTTACGATTTTAACGAATGCGTTCGGTGCTACAACGCCTAAGCCGACCATCAGACGGCCAAAGACTTCGATAACGTCTTCGTTCTTTCTTGTCAGGTCGTCGAACTTATACTGTACTTCTTCGCTTTCGCCAGGGAATGTTGCTAAAGCGCCAGCGCCAAAGTCACCGACGATAGCGTAAGTCTTACCAGTTGCGGCTGCTGAGAATGCTGGAAGCTTGTCACTGTAAACAACGCGTAAGCCTTCGAATGGGTCAACATTGAACTGGCCTGCATACTGTGCGGCTTTGAAAGCGGCCCATGATAAACGGTTCATAACAATAACCGGATTTTCTGCTCTTTCGGATAAGTTTCCGAGTGCTTCTGCAACTGTGCCGACGCTGATAGTGTTTGCTGTAATTGCTGGAACGCCTGGCTGTGTTGCGCTTGAAGTTGCTGGAGCGTTCTGGATTTCGTCTAACAGTTCGCCGACTGCTGTCTTAACAATTCTATAAGCCAGCTCGTCGTAAACGTAACGAATGAAGGCTTCTCCGCGAAGTTCGTAAGCCTCATCTGTGATAGGCAGGACCTTCTTTACGTTGTGCTGAACAATTGTCTTTAAACCGAGAGCCAGGTCTTCTGGTGTGATGGCTTCGCCGCCCTCAGTGTGAACGATAGCATCAGTTCCGCTGATTTCATAGTTGGCCTTGAAGTTGCCCTTTACGTTGTACAGCTTACGAACTAAGCCCAGGATCTGGTCGTTGTTCCATGCTGTGTGGATGATTTCGTCAACGAAGTCAGGAACAGCAATAGTTCCGCCTGCGTTTTCAGTCTTTAACAGTTCGCGGCACTCTCTGAAGTCGCCAGTCTTTAAGCCTTCAGCGTATGCGTTGATGTATTCCTGTGAATTTCTTAATTCCTTGATATCCATAGTGTGTCTTATTTCCTCCTTTTCTATGGTTTCAATTACAGCGCTTTTTTCAACTTCTGCGAGCTGAGCCTTGCGCTGTTCGACTTCCTGCATGATCTCGGCTTTTCTTGTCTCCAGTTCGGTGACTTCCTTTTCGATAGCGTCGAGGTCTGCGTTCTCGTCGTTCATGGTTTCTTTCAATACGGCGGTTCTCTCTTCGATTTCTGCCATATTCATTTCTTTAATTTCCATTAGTTGGACTCCTCTCTGATCAATGCGTTTAAGCGTTTCTCGATTTCCTGCTTTTTTACTTCGCGGGCTTCTGCCTGCTGTTTCTCAATTTGCGCCTGGAGTCTGTCCTTCTCCAGCTGTTCAAGGCTTCTGCCCAGTTTTCCGCTTCTGGCGCTGATTTCTGTGTAGTAATTGGCAGGAATGCTTACGGCTGATACGTCATAAAGACGGCCGATTTTCTTTATGCTTCTCAGATATACTTGAACGCCGTCCACTTTCCCTTTGTCTTCGATTTCGTCGTCTGTGACTGTAAATCCCATGCTCATTTGGGAAATGAACCCGCCCTTGATTTCTTCGTATAACTCACGCGCTCCGGATGTCTTGCTCAGGTCTGCCCTGATTTCCAGGCCGTGTGCGTTGTCTGCGTTTAATGCCAGGGTGTCGTTTGTGGTTCTTGCGTAAACCTTCCCCTGGTGGTCGTATTGCATAATGACGTCACTCATTTCTGTTTCGTCGAAAGCGTGGCGGTCGACCTGTTCCTGGACTTCGTAACCTTCCTCCAGGTCTCTCCATAAAACGTATGGCTGGTCGTATGTAGTCGCGAAACCCTCGACCATGTAACTCGGTTCTTCTGTTTCGCTGGCTTTGATTTCCAGAGATTTATACTCGATGCCCGCTTTTGCTCTCTCTTCTATGAATTTTTTAAAATCTTCCATGATTTCCTCCTATTCGTTTTCAGCCCGTTCTGGCGTTGTTTCGGGTTCCTTGGGTGTTTCTGCGAACTTATCAGAAACGGCGTAATATTCGCCACGAATTATCGCGACGTCGCCTTCTCCGTTAGGTAATGGCGGATAGTTGAACAATTCTCTTATTTCGTCGATAGTTAACGCTCCACGGTCGCCTAACTGCTGAGCCATGTTGACCTTTTCGCTTACGGTCATATATTGCAAGCGTGAAGGGTTGACGTAACAATGGTTCCCGAAGGATCTCTCTTTATCCGTGTAAACCGCACGGCTCAGCCCCTCAGCTAAAGCGATACAGAACGGTTCGACTTCTGAATTGAAGAAGGAGTCCTGCTCCTCGTTGGTTGCTGTTGACTGAATGATTTTCTCCGATACTCCGAAATAGCCATAAACGTTGTTTTTGATCAGTTCGGACTGTTTCTCGTCAACGGTAAACGGCTCAATGTTGACCTGCTTTATGTCCTTGTAAGTATTCGGGAACAGCAACAGTTCGCTTCGTTCGTTCTTGAGGTTAAACTCGGTGAAGCGGTCGCGTTCCTCTTTCAGGTCCTTGGTGCTCGTGAAGTTATCAATTTGAGCAATAAAGCGAATCGTGGCGCTGTTCTTGACGGCTTCCTCGATAGCCTGGTCCTGAATGGTGATGAGGTCCAGGGTGTGCTTTAAAACCTTGTTACTTGAGCCGAGCAGGTCGTGTTCGTACTGATGTTTAACTAACAGTGCGCAGCGTTCGAACTCAACGACGCCGTGCTGGTCATTGACGAACTTGTAACGGAGCCATAACTTCCCGCTTTTGTCTTCCAGGATTTCCACCTTTTCAGGAAGGACCGGGAAGAAGCCTATTGTCTCGAAGTATTCATCCTGTACCGGAACAATGAACAGGTTGTTCGTACAGTCCAGAATTGTTGAGCATCTGGCCAAAAACTGTGGCCAAGTCTGCCAAGGGTTCGGGTAGTATTTAAGGCGCGCTTTTAATCGTGGCTGAGCGTTGCCCTGAAACTCGACCTTTAACTTCGAAATGTGGCGGGCTTTTGCTTCTATGGCGCTTCTGATCAGTGCGCTTTCGTATATGCTCCCCTGGAACGTTTTAAAAACTGGCCTGTAACCTGTGAGCATTTTAAACTCAGTTTTTACGGGGTCTTTGTAACTCTGTTCCTCAGGCGGGAAAAGCCAGTCTAAAAGTTTGCCCATGTTTTTTATCTCCTTTCGTTCTTTAAACGGCGCCCTATCGTGTCCCAATGCTTCTGACGCACGGTCATAGCGCATAGCAACCGGGCGACGCCGTCTATGTGTACGTTGTTTCTTAGCTTGACGATTTTACAGCGCTCTTTTTCTGCTGAGAATTTGAGCGCCGTGTCTAAAAAGTGCAATTTTAAAAGGTCGTTGTCTCCTATGTGAAGGCGGCCGTCCTGGACTATGCCTTGAAGCTCCGTGATAATCGGGCTCAGGTTGAAACCCTGGACGACGTCGTCACACTTGAAACCGTACTCCTGTAACTGCTTGGTTAAATATGTCGCGTTGTAACGGTCATAGCCGACCATCTGCGGCAATATGCGGTATTTCTCGACTAACTCACGGCACCAGTTAAAACAGTCGTTATAGTCGATTTGGTTGTCTCCTGACGGTGCGAGAAGTCCGCGCTGGATGTAAATCTTGTAAGGAAGATTATCCCTCACGCTGGCTTCTTCTATCTTCTCAGCCGGTAGCCAGAACTTAGCGAAGCAGTACAGTTCGCCGTCGCGTTCGATTACACAAACGGCGGCGGTGAGGTCTGTTGTCCTGGATAAGTCAATTCCCAGAACGGCGTAATTCTCGCGGAAGTCTTCCAGTTTAAGCGGTTCCCCGACTGTCTTCATGATCTCGTTAGTCGGTAGCCATGAAGTGCTCGAGTTCTGCTTGATGTTGGCGTACTTGGTGAGAAACTCGACCTTTTTGGATAGTGACCCTTCCCGGATCCTTATCTCCTCGAGCATATAATCAACGCTGACCGAGACCCCGAGGTTCGGGTTGCTCTTCTTTAATTCGTTGATGTCGTTCCACTTCTCGACGTCGTCTATCATGTATAAAAAAGGCGCGAGTCTTGTTTCTCTCGCGTCTCCGTTAATAACTGCCGTGCTTCTTCTGATCAGTTCGTCGTAAATGCTCTCGTCAGAATATCCCGCCGTTGTTATTGAAAGAATTAACGGCTGACGTCTGGCGCCGAGTGCTGACTTTAAAACCTCGTAAAACTTTAAACCCGAGTCACCCTGCCATGAAGCCACTTCGTCGCATACAACGAGCGACGGGTTCAAGCCGTCCGATTTGTGAGCGTTGAAGGCCAGGGGTTTGACGGTTGTGTTGGAGGACTCGACGTATATGTCAGTTCGTCTCTTCCTGGCCAGTTCTTCAAGCTCAGGTTCTTTTTTGATCATTTCATAAAGCGCGGTATAGCATAAGTTAGCCTGCTCGAGCTTTGGCCGTGCGAAGTAAACACGGGCCCCGTATTCACCGTCCAGAAATGTCATATAATTCGCTATGGCCCGCGCCAGTAGCGTTTTACCATTTTTACGTGCGACTAATAGCAATACCTCGCGGAACTGTCGGTCTCCCTTGTCGTCCATTATTCCGAAGACAACGGAAACGAACGCCTTTTGCCATAGTTCTAGTTTTATGTGCTGAGGTGCTAAGACTCCCTCATGATGTCGGCAGAATGCTTCAATGAATTTTAAAGCCTTCCACCGTTTTTTCTGGTTATAAAAAAAGGTCTTTTGTTCGAGACCGCGAATAATGTATTCATACCAGAGCTTTATCCACTGGCCGACAATTTCGGAACCATCTTGGATGGCCTGGTAATATTCGTAAATGTAGTTATTCATTTAAATCACTGAGAAGCTGTTCCAGTTTGGAAACGCGTTCCTCTCCGCCTTCTTCGCTCAATGATTTAACAATGTTTATCAAAGTCCGGACTGTTCCGTTCCGGGCGGTTGCTGTTTTGTTGTATTCAGTAATAGCCGGGTTAACTACCAGGTTTTGTCTTCCTTTTACATACTCCTTCGTTACCGTTGCGCCGTAGTCTGCGATCGCTTTTTCTAAACTGGCCAGAGCGGTCATTTGTACCTGGTAACGTTTAAAGGTTGTGCGAAAGAAGAAGTTCGACTGGACCCCGCGCTCTTCAGCCTTGGCCAGAATTTCGTCGGCCTGCTGTTGTAATGACTTAGCCATTCTTTTCTCCTCTCATGTATTTTCTAGCGGATGCCATCTCTTTCGATAGCCTGTTGTAATATCTGACAAGGTCCCGTTTATGACGTGGGCCTTTTGCTTTTTCAATTTGGTGCTTCACTTCTGCCATCTTTTGCCGGTGCTCTTCAAGCCTGATCATTTTCGCCTCCGAGAGTGTGAACTATGTCCCACTCTCTCCGGCTCAGCTCCCACTGGGTAGCTGCCGCTTTTTCTGCTGCCGCTTTTTCTGCTGCCGCTTTTTCTGACAGCAATAGTCCGTCACCATAGATCCGTTTTCCCCGTTCCTTCATAGCGTCCAGGGCGTCTATCGTCACGCTTTCGTCCCTTCTGAACTTCTGGTCAATTCCATACTTTGACCATCTTCCCATGATAGCCCGAGTGACTACTTGATCCGGGAACGAATACTTCGGGAGATTTTTCCTCAGCTTCGCCAGGTTCTTCTCGTTTTCCTCGTCTAGCAATTTGTAAAGATCCGGCGCTGTTCTCCGTACTATCTCGAACGGTTCCATATTTGTAACGAATGATGTGTTGACGCTTGCGCCGTTTTCGTATGTTATCACACAATAAGCGCAAACGACCGTCACCGGCTTCCTGGTATAGTTCATGAGGGTAACCGCCGGAGCGAATAAGAAAAACGGAATTTTTTTCTCAACGTAAAAGTTAACGATTTGGGCCAGGATGGAAAACGGCGGGTTGTCCACAACAATTTTCCCGGTGTAGTCTTCGCTTTGATAATCTCCGCCAGGATAGAACGGTCGAATAAAATCGGCCTTGTTAACGTTGTACTCATTCCGGACCCAGTCCGCCAGCGCTTCGTATATGTTGTCGGGTGTGTAACAGTCGTCGGTTGTTTTCGGGTCTTCGAACTTATCCAGGAAGGCGTTGTATTCTTCGTTGCCTTCTTCCCTGGAATTGTCCCAGCGCTCACGCTCTGAAAACCAGTCGCCAGAGATTTCGAAACCGGTCAGCTCGACGTCGAAGTCTTCATCCTGTAAAAAAGCCAGTTCCTCATTTAAAAGGACCTGGTCCCACTCTCCGAGCTCTGTCAATTTGTTGTCGGCCAGAATATAAGCCCTTTTTTGCCGTTCTGTGAGCCCTTCGATAAAAACACAAGGAACAGAACGCATTCCCAGCAATTCGGCCGCCTGGAGCCTGCCGTGGCCTGCTATGACGTTGTATTCCTTGTCGATTAGGCAGGGACTTAAAAACCCGAACTCGGAAATGCTGTCGGCTATCTTCTGGACTTGGTCCGCGCTGTGCTTTTTCGCGTTGTTCGGGTACGGGTGCAATTTTCTCAGGCTTACTTCCTGAACTTTGTCAATTTTCGCCATCTTGTTTTGCTTCCTCTCGTTTAGTCTGTCCAAAAATACGTACAATGCCCTTAGTCAGTTCTTTTTAAGG